CAGCGGGTCTTTTTCAGGACGGCCAGTCCCGGGCGCGACTGCACAGTGTTGGCCCGTCCGGGCAGCAGCCGGGAAAGAGGTTCCGCGATGCATATGGCAAGCCGGCTTCCTTTAACGCTTCCCGGGTAGAAACATACATGAGCGCCATGAGCCTGGGGATTGTCGGCCGAATCGCAATGCAATGAAATTCCGAAGTCATAGCCTCCTTCGTTGGCGGCCTTGATGGTATCGCTCAAGTCCTGGGCATTGGTCATCTTGGGGAAGTCAATCACGTCCACCCGGGCTCCCAGCCGTTCCAGCATGGGGGCGAGGCGTTCGGCGATAGTCGTGACGACGGCGTGTTCTTCAAGCCCGTTTCCGCGGGTTCCGGTGTTGTTGGCGTGGCCTATATCAATGGCTATTTTCCTGATTATTCTCCTTTAATGGTTGATTGTTAATATTGTTGAACTTGTAAGAAAAACTTTACAGTTGGTCAGTTTCCCGATGCTCGCAAGAGTACCATAGTAGCGATGGGAAAACAGAACGCCGCAACACCCGCCACCGTGTCGTCGAATGCGGCAAAAGCAATGCCCATCACGCACCCTATCAAGGGAAGCAGAACGGAAGGGTTCAGCAGCTTATTCACTTTTCCAGTTTTCTTTCTATGTTTTCGATTCTGACGGCAAGCAGTTGGAGCACTTTGGCGGTCTCCACCTGGGCCTGTGTCTGCATGGTCATCAGGTCGCAAAGCCTGTCATTGTGGTGCCCCATGACATCTCCGATGTACCAGCAGGCGGCACCGCAAATGACCAGCGAGAGTATGACGCAGGCAAGCAGGGGGGAAGCCTTGGCAAAATCCAGGAACCGCGCCGGTACTTCGGAGAGCTTACACATGGCGTTATTTCTTGATGGTTTGCACGATGGGAGGAACATCCGTTTCCGGCTGGGACTGACTGTAGGAGATATGCCCCGGTTCCAGCACCAGGCAGGAGCCGTCCTTACAGACCACCGTCTTTTCCGGCGTCACGTCCACGGAGTGCCCGCAGCCGGAGAGGGACATTCCCAAGCCGCCAAGGATAGCCCCGGCAATAACTGCTCCGGCGGCATACAGGGCCTTTTCCCACCAGCTAGACTTGCCGGCAGCCTTAATACCGAGATAGTCACGGACATCCCCCAGCGCATGCCTGCCAATAATGGGCAGGGCTTGCTGCGCCAATCGCACAAACGCGGACCGCTGTGAATCGGTTAAATCTTCCCAGGACTTCCAGCCGCCGCCGTTATCCTCGGAAACTACCCTGTAAAAATCCTTGGCTATCGCCTCGGCATGATTGCATTGATTATTAGTAGTCATATGATTATGTTGTTATTGATTAGTAGTGAAAAACTTGAAAAACTCCACGGCGGCAGGATCAGTGATCACAAAAGCCGGGTAATCACGGGAAGTAAACACCCTGCGCCCGCCCTGAGGATTGACGGCCTCCACGGTCAAATCCACGGCAAAAACATATTCGCTATGATCATTTGCAGTATCATAATTCATAGTCACACACAGCCGCGCCCATACCTGACAGGCCTTCCATGGCTCCGACAATCCAACCAACGCGGCCACTACCGCCTGCATGGCCGGGGCCTGTTCCGCTGGAATTTCGGCAGGCGTGTAACGGGCCACACGGGTGAACCCGTCCGCATCCTGATAGATGGCTGTCAGGATGAATTCCTGCCAGTTACCGGGCTTAGGAAACTGAATTTGTATTTCTCCGTCGTTCATGATTCTTCAATGGGTACGTTAATATCTTCAAAAGCTGCGGTTTCCTCGGATTCAACGGCATTCGTTCCTATCGCGTCCAACCCGTAGAAAAGCGGGTTGATATTCCCCGGCTGGTAATAGGCATATTCGCCGGGCCCGGCGTAAACGGAAGCCGTTCCGCTGGTGATGTTGATCACGTCCGTCACCCACCGGGAAACGCCGACGCCGGTCTCAAAATTGGAGACGCCGCGGCAAGTGGCGATTTTGTACAGATTATTGGTTTGCGCTCCCGTGACCATCAGCCAGAGCCCTCCCAGGTTTTCATAAACGCTGCTGTTGGCAACCGCCTGCTGCTGGTAAATAATCTTGCAGACCGTCCACGGGATGGGCTCGTTCTGCGTCGCGGGAATAAAGCTGGTCGTCGTCTTGACCTGCCACCCATCCGTGGAGTTGAGCGCGTAAATCTCACGCACCCGCACCGTGTAGCCGTTGCGGGCCGTGTCTCTCACATTGTCAAAGGTGATGTCCAGAATCTCCCCGGAATTAAAGGCCAGGCCATTCCCCGGAATGATCGTGTAGGAATCCGTGGTGAGGTCCGTCCTGATTGTTTTCGCTCCGCGTCCGATGCCCATCGTCAGCTTTGCGGCGGCGGTAGCCCGCCAGACAAACGAAAAGCCGGCCCAGGAAGAGTAATTCCATTGGGAAGAGGGTCCTTCAAAGGGAGCCTGAATGGTTGTGTGAGATCCCGCGGGAATACCGATGCGGGCCATCTGCCAGGGAACCGTTTTAGTAACCGTGGCCGTCCCGGTCGTGGTCAGGGAGTCCGTATTCAGAAACGCCCCTGCCGTATAAGTATTGGCCGCGCCTCCCATGCCCGCCGCATAAAGCCGGTTGACGCCGGATTCATTGGCCGGCGCGCCCGCGGCAAGCGGGATGTTGATGCCGCCGTTGGCGTTGACGGCGCTTGAGAACGTGGCCGCCCCCGCGCAGTTGAAGCTGGCGCCCTGGGAAATATTCAGGATGCCGGTCTCTACCATGAATGTCCCGCGCAGCCAGCCGCCCGAACGAAGATCAACGGACTGATAAAACCTGGTGATTCCGTAAATCTGATTCAGGGTTCCGGCGCTTCCGCTTCCGTCCGGGTTGTTGACGACCAGAGGCCCGTTGATAGTAGCCGATTCAGCGGTCAGGGCTCCCCCGATGTTGACGTCGCCGACGTTGGACGTCAGCGTCCCGGGCTCTCCCTTTTCCCCTTGTGGTCCCTGGGGTCCTGCCGGACCTTCCGGCCCCTGGGGGCCCTCCGGGCCTTGGGGCCCCGCCGGGCCTGTCTCTCCCTTCGGTCCCTGCTCGCCCGTATCTCCCTGAGGTCCACGTTCCCCGGTTTCGCCGCGTGGGCCTTGCGGCCCTTCGGGGCCGGTTTCACCCCGTTCACCCTGCGGGCCTGACGGTCCCTGAGGACCAACATCCCCGCGGGGAATCGTGAAATTGAGCAGATAGGATCCTGATTCAGTTCCCTTGACGGCTTCCGCGTTGGCGGGCGTCCCCGGTTCCCCGGTGGTGACCTGACCCACGGACAGATTAAAATTCTCGGCGTACTTTTTGGCCTGTTCCGCGTACCAGGCGGCGCTGGACGCGTTGTCAAGCATGACCTGCACGCAGCCGCTTCCTTCCGGCAGCTGCACGACGACCGCGCCCGCCACGGCCTGCTGTTCGTCGGGCAAGTCCGGCGTCACCCGGCCCGCAGAAACAAAGCAGCCGTAGAGCAGCGGACTTTCCTCGTTTCCGTCGTCCATGAAGACGTCGTAGGACCACCTGCCCGCAGGCACCGAAGCCCAGGAAAGCACGCCGTTACCCTCGTCATCGCGGGAAAAGCCGAACTCGGCGACGCCCGTCTTGAGACGGACAGCGCCGCGCAGGGTGACGCCGCTCATGTCCACGGGATCCCCCTGAAAATCTACCACACGGACGACCAGCGACTGGTTCAGCCCCGTGACGGTCCGGATATCGTATTTGCCTGCCTGCTGCCTGGGAAAAAAAGAGGATGCGGGGGCGCAGCGCGCCCCCTGGTGAAACACGTCAGGAACCCGGCGTCGGCGTCACGTCCTGCACATTGGAAGGCGTGAAATTGTAGTCGCCGCGGTAATCCATTTCGAACTCGAACTGGGGTGAAGCGATCGCCGTGGTGTGTTCGGGGTCCTGCAGGAGGCGCAAATCTCCGTGCGCCACGCCCGTCAAGTACACCGTCCCCACGTCGTTCTGATACCAGAAACGGATATGGCCGGAAATTTTATTATCCCCGCCATGGCCGACGGTGGTCGATTCCTCTCCGTTGGCGGGGGCAGCTCCCAGCGCGAACGCCAGTTGGAAATATTCCGGGGACATGTCCGGCGTGGTGAACGTCAACCGCTTGCCGGTGGTCGTGTTCTTGCGCTGCTGCCGGTAGCCGAGATTGCCGCCGTAAAAGCGCGTTACTTCCCCTTCAACCTGTGTGGCGACGGACTGGAACGCGCCCAACAGCCCGAAACTCACCCAGGGCGCTTCCGGACCGGCGGTCGGATCGGTCGGAGGATTGGCGGGAGGCTCCGGATATTGCCCGGGGCCGGTAACGTAAGAGGCTCCCTCATCCTCGGTCACTTTGATGCCGTCGGGGAGGAAAATAGCCAGAACGCCGGTAATCTGCGGCGTTACATTGCGGTTGGTAAAGGTGGGATCGTATGTAGTTGCCCTGATGCTTGAAATGGTTAGTAGATGATGGTTGCCTTGCCGTCGGCTTCCAGCTTATCGGCGAGTTCTTTCGTAACACGGATTTCGGCTCCTTTCAAGAACGTTGAACGCCCTATATGTGTTTTCCTTGCGAGAAAACGGATCTTCGTGTCGATGACGGCGGCCTGCTCCGTCTTCTTCTCCGGTTCGGTGTTGGCTGCAGTTGCTTTGCTCATTTGATGTCAACAAGGTTGAGGGTTGCCAGAGCTTCCGCGATGGTCGCGGGAAGTTCCGGGGTGTCGGTTTTCATGGAGAGGCTGATGACCAGCCCCCCGTCCAGTTCCGCACGGGTGCAAATGACCCGGACGGCCTTCTTGCCGGGCGTTGCCGGCGTTTGGCCGGTCGTGGACGATGGTTCATCGTCGGATTCCCGGAGTTCATCCGGCGTTGCCTGTGTTTGGTCGGGAGATTCCCCGGCTGCTTCGGGTTCCGCCGGGACTTGCCTGGCGTCCTGTTTCTTCTTTGTTGCTCTTCTGCTCATTGGAATTGTGGGTTGTTTCTGATGTTAATATTGACCGGGACGCGGTAATCCACGGTCAAAACGTTCATTTGCCGCTTCTCGCCGTCGATGACGGCGGAAGAGGAAAAACGGCCTTTGATTTTCGGTTTCATCATCGCAGGCGCGGCAAAGGGAAAAGGGTTCCAGTTCCACAGGGCTTCTTCAATTTCGTCGCCTACCGCCCGCAGGTAGTAGGCGGGCGTCAGGCATTCCGGGGGGAACAGGGCCGCGTTGTGGTAGACGGCGGCAATGATGAAATACTGCCGCCACATGGTCGGCGCTTCCGTCTGCCCGTGCCCGTCCTGGTATTCGTCCGCGTCTCCCGGACACACCAGCACCACGCCGTTGTTTCCCATCGCCGACATGATGATGTCATTGGCGGCATACTGGGGGTCGAAGGGCCGTTCGAAGATGTGGCACTTCAGCGCTCCCAGGCTCTTGAGGCGTTCAATGAGGCGCCGGCACATGGTCTGGTCGATGGATGGGATCATGGTTCGTTTCCGATGTTGGCAAGGTAGGTTTCCGCGGCGCGCTGCGCCATCCGGTCCAGCGTCGGGAGGATCCCCGGCGTGGGCGGGATCGTGACTTCGCGGCACAGCACGTAGAGGACGTCCCCGGTTCTGGCTCCTTTGCGGAACAGCTTCCGGGCCGCTTTCTTTCCGGTGGACGACTGCGCTGTCTTGAGGATGAGGACGCCGGTCACATTGCCGTTGCGTCCTCCGTTTCTGGACGGGATGAATTGTAAATCGTCTTTGCGGAACCCGGCGCTGTAAATGCTCCGGGCCCCTCCATGCCCGCGCGGGGCGTTGAGGGTGGGAATCGCGAGGTTTTGGATCGGCTGCCCCGTGATTTCCGAGGTGCGCCCGGTGGGCCGGAGCGGGCCGCCCAGATAGCCCTGCGTGCCGAGCCAGTGCAGGCCGATGCCGCGCCAGGCGATGGAGACGCTGACGCCCTCGGCGGTTTCTTCCATGGAGGTGGCGTCCGCCGCGCCATCGTAGTAGTCCTTGCCCTGCTGGCGCAGGGTTTCCTGGATGAGCAGGCTGAGGGCGACGCCCGCTTTGCGGATGGCTGTTTTGTGCCGGGCCGCGGACGGCTCCATCTCGGCAAACGCCCGGTCAATCGCGGTCTGGTCGATATGGACGGTTACAGCCATTTGACGGGCAAAACGTAAGGGGTTGGAAGTTCCACGCGGATAGCTCCGGCGACGTCTTCCACTTTTTTGACGTGCCCGGAGGTAAGGCGCCAGGTGAATTCCCCCTCTTCCTTCCGGGAGACGGGGATGAACTGGCGGGACGACGCGGCAGCCACATCAGCGGGCCGGGCGAACCAGACGCCTTCCGGTTCGGAAAACAGGCGGTCCAGCAGGCGGTCCAGGTAGAGGGATGCCAGCGTTCCGGCCACCGCTCCCCCGGCTGCCGCCAGGCGGAAGGCCTGGGCCTGCCGCAAGGGGATCTCTTCCGGGAAATCCCCGGACAGGAGTTCCGCCAGTTCCGCGTCCGTGTAAGGCCGCGTGCCGTTCGGGTCGGTATAGACAAAGGTGGTATTGCCGTCGCTTTCGTTGTTGACGCGCAGGGCGTCTTTCAGGATGCCGCGTATCTTCTTCTTGTTGGCTTCCGTCACACCCTGGGCATTGCTTTCCAGTGTGGCGTTGAAGCTGGCCGGAGCGGGACGGACGCTGGAAACGTCCAGCCCGGCAGCGCGGGCTTCTTCGGCTCCGATGGGAGCAATGTTCATTCCGGACAGGTAGTCAAAGGGCGGGTAGGGAGTTCCGAACCGCGAGAGGCGGATCCAGATGTCGGAGGCCGCCAGCGCATAGCCGACTGTTTCTCCGCGGATGAAACCGGATGATACCGCTTCCGTGGCTTCTTCTTCCAGCCCGGCCCGGGCACGGTTCCAGCGTTCGGCCCAATAGCGCGGGTCTTCCCGCCCCTGGGAGCGGTAAAATTTGAAGGCGGCCGTGTCGTCGTCCATCGTCCAGTTGTACCAGTTCCGGTAGCCGTGGGCCATGGCCGCGTTTGTTTCCATGACGACCTGGATACGGACCCAGGAGGACAAATCCTGAATGCCTCCCTGCCCCGTCGCCGGGGGGCGGTAGCCCTGCTGGCGCAGGGTTTCGCGGATGGCCTGCTGCGCTTCCTCGTAGCTCAAGGCCCCCGAGGCGACCTGGGACGCCTTGTCCTCGAAATCGGACAGGATGACGCCGGGTTCTACCCCGGACACGAAGAAGGCGCGTTCGGCGTAGTCGTTGGCGATCATCTCCATCTGGGCGGCGGTCATCATCGGTAGGTGCTTCGCATGGGGTTGAACCAGGGGCGGCGCGTGTAGCGCGGCATCATGTAGGCGGGATCCGCGGGCGCGGAACCGTCCACGCTTTCCGGCAGCATGTCCCCTTTGGCGTAGAGCGCCAGCATCGCGTCCGCCGATTCGGCGGCCTTCTGGCGCGTCTCGGTCAGGTTGATCTGGTAGCGCAGGTAGAGCTGCCGGATGATTAGCGGCCATGCCAGTGACCGCATGCTTTGCGGGATGTCGTACATGCCGCTGTTTTGTAGGGATTGCCGCAGGGCGAGGTTGTTGGCCAGCGCCCCGCGGATGGTCATGCAGACATCGTTGACCGCCTCCATCATGACGTCCCGATAGTCCAGGCTGCGCTGCTCCCCGGCGGTCACCAGGGCGTCGCGTTCGGCGGTGTTGAGGCCGAGCAGCCGATCGGCTTCGTCGGTGGAAATCGTGGACCAGGCAGGAAAGGCGGACATGATGGAGGCGGGGTTGGGGTTAATCGGAGGAGGCCGTCGCGTCGATGCGGATGATGGCGCCGGGGTTGGTCAGCTTGGTCAGCGAGTAGACCCGGTTGGTGACGAGCGTCAAGGCCGGCGTCGGCTTGTATTCGGTGATGACTTCGCGGCGAAGCTTGCCGGAAAGCCCGAAGGTTTTGACGGCGGAGGCGTCGAACTGCGTCGGGGAATCTTCCTTGTATAAGACATAGACTTCGTTTTCCATGATGGTTTTCGCGTCGCCGGAAGCGTCGCGGTACGGCATGGAGGCGATGTAAATATCCCGGATGGGACGGATCAGCGCCATGCGAAGCAGGTCTTCGTTGAACAGGCCGACGCTGTTGAAGGAAACCACCTGACGCGCGAGCGTGTTGGAGCGAAGCAGCTGCCATGCGTTGATGCCGAAGACAATCGTGTTCGGCATGTGTCCGGTTGCGGCATTGATGGACAGGATCGCCTGGTCCAGATCCGCCAACGGGTTTTTCTGCTGGTTGGCCCAGTCGCCCATCCCGGAAGCGGCCGGAAGCTGGCTCATCAGAAGCTTGGCGCGTTCGTATTCGTACGACGTCACAAACTGGGATTCGATGAGTTTGTATTCCGCCAGGGTGATGGCCTGCGCCTTTTCCCGGTTGACGCCCAGCAAGGCGTCAGGGATGGGCAGCGTCAAGCCGTAGCCCTGAAGGGTGTCTGTTTCGTTTCTTCCGCGCAGGACGGTCTGGCGGGGAGATTCGCCCGGTCCCACCTGGATGGGCTGGACGGTGAAGGCCGCTTTCTTGTCCCAGACCTTATACTGAAAATTCATGTCATAGACCGGGACGATCGGAGCGATGCGGCTGATGATGGAGTTCTCTTCAGTGTTGCCGGACCCCGCGGAATAGGAGGTCAGGACATCGGTGAACTGAACGGCGGAGCAAAATGGAGTAGCCCTTGTTCTTGGTCTTTCTGTTGGTTGGGGTTAATAGTTAGGCTGCGGCGACCTGGTAGGACGGAACGAAGCCGATTTCCACAAGGCCCTGTTCCCACTGGGCATGAATGACGCGCGCGTAGACGGTGTCGCCGCTGGCGGCGGCCTTCCATGTCCCGTTGGCCGTGATGGTGACGGGCGTTCCGGCGTTGATGGTTCCGGGCGTGTCGGATAGGGCCGCCTTGATCAGGCCGGCATACATGCCGACGAGAGCGGCGACGCAGGTCCCCTTGTTGGGCTGTCCCTGCAGGACGACGCCGAGCAGCTGCGTCTGCGTAGGAATGGCGGACAATGGAGTCCCAACAAATTCGGGGATGTCAGGATTGGCGGTCAGCGCCACGACGGTTCCTTCCTGTCCGCACAGGTCAACGCCTTCCGGGGCGTTGAAATAGACGATGGCGCTTTTCTGGGTTACGTTGAGTGATGGCATTTGTTGATATGGATTGAGTTATCGGTTGGCGGAGACAATGAAGCCTTCTTCGGTCGCTTTCTGGTAGGCGTCATAGCGCTTCATGCCGTCCTTGATCAGTTCGTTCACGCGGTTGTTGAATCCGTCAATGGATTCCTTCTTGCGGAATGGGTTGGGAGGCGTCAGGGTAGCGCGGCGGTTCAGGGGCTGCCTTTTCGGCGGATCTTTCCTTTCCGTCTCCTCTTTGTTCTTGGGCTGAGTCTGGCGGTTGAGCGCCCTGACAAAGGCGTCCAGCGCGGCGGGGCTTTCCCGGAGAGAGTTTTTCAGCTCTTCCCGGCGTTCTTCCGTGAATTCCTTGCGTTCTTCTTCGTCCAGCGCGTTTTCGTACGTGCTGACGGCGTCGTCCACTTCGGCGTTCACGTGGTCTTTCTCACGCTTTTCCAGCGAGAGCAGTTCGTCAAGGCGTCCGAGGATAGCCCTGCTCATGTCGTCGGTGCCGTCAAATTCGACATCCAGCTTGTCAAGCAGGGAATCAAACAGGGCCCGCTGGGCCTTGTCCATTTCCTTGGACGGATATTCTCTATCGTCGTTGTCCATATTGGTGTTCTGGTTTGTTTCCCCCTCTTCGGTGGGGCTTTTGGTGTCGCCCCCGGCCTCGTCAGAGGCGGGGGAAGTCTGTCGATTGACCAGCGGCCGCTTGCCCTTGATTCGGGGGCGGTTGGTCAGGGCAAATCCGGTCAACCGTGACGGGCGATAAACTCCGTCTTTGAAGGACATCCCGTCGCCGTATTCCGTGGAGGATTGCGTGTATTCTTTGTCCTCCAGCATCTTCAGTCCGCGCGGCGTCCATTCGATGAACCCGTACAGTTCCAGCGTGCCGGAAGGGTCTCGGTAGGTGTCCAGCTTCTTGAGCCATCCGAGCGCCCGCGTATCGCGGGAAAGGTCGTGGCTCAGGTGGTCGCCGTCGATGAGCATGCCAGGGCCGTCAAAGGTGCGGGCGTTGAAGTCGTCCACCATGTCCCTGATCGCCTGCTCGTCGATGCGCAGCACGGCGGGGCCTTCGCCGTAGTCGACGTCATGGTCCCCGCTTTTTTCAATGTGGAACCAGCCGTTGGCGGGCCTGGACAGGTCATTGATTTGTCTGGAACTGATCATCGGTAAATCCTTTCATGAGGCCGGCGTAAATCATCTGCTGCAGCTGTTCGTAGGCGTCGGGAGGAATGAGGGATGCGGAGCCATCCCTGTTGACTGCCGCCATCGCCGGAACGGGCTCCCTCGAGTCCTCGATCGACATGCCGATCTTTTCTTCGATTTCGGTTTTCTCCGGACGGACGCCTCCGTCCGCAAGGGCGGCGATTTCCTCGGCCTTCTGCAATGGCGTCTGGACGGTGTCAAAGGTGATGTGGAGGCGGGCCAGCGGTTCGCCGTCTCCCAGAACAAGCGGGCTGATGGCGGCGTTAAAAGCTTCGGCGACCTTGGAACAGACCGCGGAGACGACCGAATTCCAGCTATCCGTGTGCGCTCCCCCGGCCAGCGTGCCGGATCCTGATTCATTCAGAACGGTCAGGGTGCCGGCCATCACAAACCGCACCTGGTCCTTGTCGGCCATGTTGATGCGGGATAGGAAATAGTTTTCGTTGATGTTGGAGGCTTTCAACGGTTCCGCGGTGCAGCCTGGAGGCAGCACGATGGATGCGCCGGATTTAAGCTGCTCACAGGCCCGTTCCAGCGCGTCCATGATGGCGGGGCTCGCGTCTTTGGGAGCCGTGATGATGGCAGGGGCGCTTCCGTAGCGGTCCATGTGGTTGTCCCACGTCACTTTGGCGTGGTTGCGCTCAAAAGAGGCGCGGGTTGCCGGGAAAAGAATGGGGTTCCGGTGCTCCATGATCACGAGCGTTTCTTCTTCCACGCTTTCCCCTGTGTCGACCCCAATGTAGCACTGGGGGTTGAACTGCCATTCATTCAGCGCGCCGGGGCGGACCCAATAGCGTTGGGGGATGAATTCAAAGCGGCGGCCCCAGGCGTCCTCAATGTATTGGAGGTGGGCGTAACCGTAGAACATGGCGGAAGCCAGCTGACCGAAAGCCTGTTGAAGTCCGGTGACGGAGTGATAGAATTCTTCCAGCGCGTTTTTCTGGCTCTGCGCTTCCGGGCTGTCGTCCGCGGCGTCAATCTTCCATCCCTGCATGGAAACGCTTTCAATGAGCCGGGAGTAGAGCATGCCCAGCAGCCCGTCCGAATAGATGACCTCGTCCCAGATGAGCATCTGGCGGGCAAAGGCTCCACGCCGCGCTTCGTTCCGGGCGTCAATCAGGGTTTGCAGGTCGGCTCCCTGTAACGGATCCCAGTATTCGTACCACTGTGGCCGGTTAGGCTTCCGGCTCTGTTCCGTCAACGCTCGCCGGGTGAGTTCCGTTTCAAGATCCTTGATTCTGGTCTCCTGTTGGGCGACCAGCTTCGGGGCGTTGAGGATATTTTTGACGGCGTTAAACCTGCGGCGAAAAGAAAGGAAAAGTTTGGTTGCAGGGGAAGGAGTTGGACCTTCGATTCGGGGACAGGAACCCCGCGTGATACCGTTTCACCACCCTGCGATTAATTACATATCTTCATATATTGATACGTTGATATATTGTCAACCCTAATATCTTCCGTAAGCGCGTTTTGATGACACGGGCCGGGCGTACCAGGCTCCAAGCGTCCGCGCCAGTCCGCTGTTCCGGCGCGCGTGCCAGGCCATGACGAGGGCGTCAGCCCGGTCTGGGGAGCGAACGCCCCGTTTCGCCATATCTTCCTTGCTCTCAATTCGGACGCGGCCTATTGCGTCGGTTTGGATTCGGGGCGCCACAAGCTGTTCAATCGTATCCTCGTCAATGTCGAGGATGAGTTCTTTTTCCTCGATGGCGCGTGCCAGGGCCCGCCATGCCTGGGCGCGCAGGTTGACAAAGGCTTGTGTGTCATCCGCCGGAAAGCCTCCCCGGTAGGAGTGCACCGGAAAGCCCTCGGCGCGGAAGTCGTCAATGATGGGGAGCCCCAGGCCGTCGCCGTCGGCAAAGATGCGGTCGGCGGAGATGCCGAGCTCGGCGGCCTTCCGGCGGAAACGTCCGCGCGCTCCTACGGTGTCCGGGTCGGCCCAGTGGTCGGCGATGAAAAAACGATTGCCCTGTCCCGCCGCGAAGACGTTTTCGTCGCCTCCGGCCGCGAAGTCAAAGCCGCCGCAGGTCTCTCCGGTGTCCAGGAAGGGAGGCGGGTTGTTGACCAGCTCCATGAGAGAGCGCCGGGAAATGACGGATTGTCCATCAAGGTCAGTAAATTCGCCGAGGATGGCCGAGCGATAGAAGGAGGACTGCTCTCCGTATTCTTTTTTCAGTCGTTCGGCCTTGCCCGGGTCGTTGATTTCAATGTGCGGGCAATCCTCGTATTTGACGCGGATTTTGTAGTAGAGGGATGAATTTTTGTGAAAGCAATCGTAGAAGGTGCCGGAATCGGCACCAGGCGACGAGGTGATGAACGCGTGAAAGAGCGTGCAGCGGGAAACGGCGGTGAAGATGGAGTCCGGGATGGTTTTAGCCTCGTCGAGGACGTAAAAGACGGGGTCCACGTCGGGCGAGATTTTCGGGTGCCATCCTTCCGCGCGGCCGGCGTTGTCGGTCGAGAAGCCCACGGCAAAGCCTCCCTCCGGCGTGCGAATCTCGGTTTTGTTGAATGTCCAGCCGTCAAAGAAAGGGTTGTCCATGTAGCGGCGGAGCGCGGGAAAGAGCTGCTTTTCCACCTGCATCCACGACGATGACGTGACCGGAACCTGCCCCCGCGGGAAGTAGGTGAGGAAGTACAGGATGGCCGGAGCGATGCAGTTGCTCGTCTTGCCGGATCCGTTGGGAGCGACCAGAGCCACGCTTTTCCCTCCCAGGGTCAGCTTGCCGAGGGACAACGCCTTGATGGCCTCCACCTGCCAGGGATAGGGATCCAGGCGGAGGACATGGCGGAGGAAGAAGCTGACGGGGAGGCGTGTCCTGGTCTGTTAAGCGTGGAGTTTGCCGGCGATGGTTTCCAGCGCGGTTTTCTCGTCTTCCTGCAGCTGGGCCAGCTGCTCGGGGTCCAGGGTGATTTTCCGTTCCAGCGGCGCGCCGGGAACGCCGGCGACATCCTGACGGACCCGGTCGCCGAATTTTTCCGGCGCGAATCGGGCGGCGACTTTCAACCGCGTTTCAATGGCCAGCTTTTTGGCGGCGACAGCAGCGGAGCCGCATTCCGGGTCGAGGGCGACTTTCGCGGCCTCGTCGGCCAGCTCCTGGCAGGCGTCAAGCATGGCTTCCGATTGCGCTTCCCGCGCGCGTTGAATGAGTTTACAAAAATCTTCCCGCTCGTGTCTCCATCTCCAGACAGTTAAAACATCCGGCATGTGGTCATCGGAGCAGATGGATTTCATGGTTTCCCCGTTGGCCAGGCGGGAGGCTATCTCGGCGGCCAGTTCCTCGGTGTAGAGGCTCGGCCGCCCCGGTTTTCTTTTGATGGTAGGTTTCTTTTTCCTGCGGTTGTAGTTTAATGGTTCATGGAAACGGAATCAAGATTCAATGGGTGACAGTCGATTATCCTTCATCCTCCCTGTTCCGCTTCTTCTCTCAATTCCCGGAAAGAAGCCCATTCACAGGGGATGATGCCTCCGGCTTCATGCATCCGGCTGACAATAGCGGGGCCCAACGCAGGTTCAACCTCTTCCGCCCGGAGGTTGGAAATGATGCAAGTGGGTTTCCCTGCCTGGAAGCGGGCATCTACCAGCCTATCGATTGAGTAGGCCGCGAAGTCTGAACGCTTCAGCTCGTGGAATTCGTCAAGAACCAGAAAGTAGGGCCGCTTGAAACGGGACATCACACCCTTTTCGCGAGCTTTTTCGTCCTGACGCAGGGCAAGGCAAAAATCATAAGCCTTGCTGTACCGGCAAGACCTGCCAAGGCTCGTCAGCCCACGGGCAATGGATGAAGCCATGACGGTTTTCCCTGTGCCGCATGGGCCATGCAGCGCTACAATCGCGCCGGGCGTTTTCACCAGTGCGCTTACGCGACGCCTGGCGGCTTTCCACGGCGTTTCGCCGTCCGGCAACGTATCCAGGGCATGAAGGGCCCGGCGCGGGAATCCGGAAGATGACAGGAGGCAGAACTCGTCCTCCCGGCGCCGCAGCTCTTCCCTCATGGCTGCCTCCAGGGCGGCGCGTTCCTCCGTTTCCGGGTCGTCCGTTACCAAGGCTTCCAGGCGGTTCAGGATCCCGGCTATTTCCTGGTCGTCGCACATGGCGGCGGCGGAATGTACATTGTTCATGTTAATAGCCATAAGTTTTTGATTGTTGAGTAGTTTGTTGTGGTTCCGGAGTGTTTCTTTTCCGGATGTTGTCGAGGTATCGCAAAGCGAACGCCCTCACAGCGGCCCGCCAATTGGCTACCGGCACCCCCTGCCTGTCTACCCATCCGGAAGCTTCCCGGTCGTTGAAGAAAAGCAAAGCAATTTGTTTAACATCGGAATGTTGAAGAGGAAGAGCCCCTTTGAAGGCCTCTGCTGTCAGGAAAGCCTCCACCTCTTCGGACGTCTCCGGCAACGGAATGGCGCGTTTTTCTTTTTCATTGGCCCTCGTTAGAGGGACAATGTTTTCTTTCTTCTCTTCTCTTCTCTGGTCCGCATGTTGTCCGCATGTTGTCCGCTTCCTGTGCGGACGTTTGTCCGCATTATCGTCGTAACCCATTCTTTCCAGGCGTTTTCTTTCTGCTTCCATTGCGCGGCGTTTCGCGGATTGGCCGTTGTGCCGTCCAAAGTTGGGGAACTCAAGGGAGGCAGCGCGTCCCTTGAGCCAGCCCACCTGGCGAAGCGCATCGGCGAACCCGTTCAGGTCCGCAATGTCGTCAATGTCTTCTTCCGAGATGTCCATCCCGGAACCTGTGAAAGAATGAGTGTCCGCCCAGGACCATACGGAAACAAGACGTCCTACAATGTCAAACCTGGATAAATGAAGAGCGCGGGCCATGCGGCGCACTTCCGGCTTATCGTTCAGTTCTTTTTCCACTTTGATCCAGTCTCCGGCCATATATACTATATCCCTTCTTTCTCTTTTGCTCCTGCTCCAAATGCAAGCGAAAGCTGTATTTTCCTGCCTTGGACAGTATTGATTTTTAGCGGCTTCTGGATGTACAAACACGCGGTCAAAAGCCTCCTTTCAGCGGCGTAATTTGATTCGGGGAAGTGTCCACTGTACCGAACTATCCGAACCCGTCCGCCAGGTAGGACATGCAACAAGCCCCACCGTTCCGGCAGGTCATTTTCCATGATGATCCCTGGCTCGCAGATGTAATAGCGTGCCTGCCCCATCCCCTTCTGTGGATAAACGCGGAACGGCTTTTTGAGGTCTGCCCGGAAGTCGTTCAGGCTGGTTTTGGCCTCCACAAGAACACTTTTTTCCCCGCTGAACCCTATGGCGTCGGGCTGCTCGTCCGTAACGATGCAGTTCGGTTCAGCAATCGCCACCCGGCAACGTTGGGAGCCCATGAGCCAGCGTTCAGCGATCTCACATAGTTCCCGGTGAGTCCTCGGTATTAAAGATGTTGGTTTACGTGCCATATCAAAAAAGCGTCAGTTGGGGGTTGTAGTTAAGCCACAGGCATTCGATTTTCTTGCCGCCCTGCGTGTCGTGAGCAACTTTGCACTCCTTCCGCCAGCCGTCCAGATGCCGGTCATAAAGCTCGGAATCATAACCTGACAAGATAACCTTGCCTTTCAGCGTCTTGAGAAAGACAAGAAGCCGCTCATGGTCTTGCTGGTCGTACTCATGCGCGTACCTCATGCGGCTACTACGCGAGGACTGTACATAAGGCGGGTCCACGTAGTGCAGCGTGTCCGGTGAGTCATAGCGAGCCATGACCTGCAGAGCGTCCATGTTGTTGATCTCGATATTCCGGTTTCGCAGTTCGGCCGCACATTCTCGGACAACTTCGGGATATTCCCGCCACGTCTGCGGGTAGGGAGTTGTCCGCAAGAGTCCATTACGCTTGAACCCTGGCTTGTGGATGCCTCCGCCGTAGGACATTATGGAGTTGACGGCAAAGCGGAGAGCATCTTCGACTGGATCTTCCGCGATTTCAAAAGACCGGGCATAGGCCGCTTGGGCATAGGGTGTCAATTCCAATAGACTGGCCAGCCGTGCGGATTTTTCCGGATCCCTCAAAACTTCAAAGAAGTTCACCACCCGGTCATAAAGATCGTTGTAGACCTCCATCCATGCAGGTTGCTTGTTGAGCAGCACCGCACCGGAACCGCCGTAGGGTTCAACATAGATTTTGTGAGGCGGGAAAAAGCTGATAATCCAGGGGGCGATTCTGTTCTTTCCTCCGAGGTATCGGACCAGAGCCCGTTTACGTAGTGCGCTCGTGTTCACTCTCCCTCCTTTCTCGGCTCCCAGTAAATAGGCAATCCTTCATTGGCGCACACCGTACACCATTTGTACTGTGACATTTCATACTTACAATTAGAGCATCTCCTTTGCATAGGATGCACCCACGCCCGGCATACGGCTCGTTTCTGCCAAGCGTTAAGCACAAGCTCATGTTGATGAGTCTCGTTTCTGGCTTGCCTTAAAAGTTTTTGGCGAGTTTTCCCGGGCAACGCTTTAACGGTCGACCTGATACCCTTGTGAGTTAAAACAACCTGTTCCCATGCTCCGCCGTACTCAAAAAAAGCTTTCTGTTCAGGTGTCAGTTTCATTTTTCTTTTATTTTGAATATAATATATTGGATAGTAAGAATAACTAACAATATAACTAAAACTGAAAATGTTAAAATATCGAATAAATCAATAATTATCATGGCTGGACTCCTTTCTGCTCAAGCTCCCAGGGCCATTGATCCACCTCATCACAGTAAATGATGAAAGAGTCTCCTGCGTAGTCGCGAACGGCTATTTTGCATAAATCAAGGTCTTTAGAGACAATCGTAACGGGATAAATACTGCCACTATATACGAGCTTGTCCCCCGGCCAACACCTCATGATGGGCGGAAACAAAGAAACAAGCCTATCCATATCTTCAATACATGCCTTCTTGGTTTTCCAAAAATGGGAACTCTGGAAGAAGCAGTTGTAGCAACCAGCAACCCAATCGGTTGTTATCCCCTGGACATCATATCCTCGTATGGCTTTCAAAGGTGTGCCGCAAATAGGTCATTTAGGCGTTTTCTTTTTCATAGTCTTTAATCAGTTCATCCACGTCATCCTTTAATGACTCGCTATCATCCTTTAATCCGTCCAGATCCCATTTCAGGCTGTTCAGCTGATTGGAAAGGATACGCAGTCTATCCAAAAAGGACTGATATACCTCTTCTTCTTCCATTTTCTGCGGCCCGCATTCCGTGCAAGAATCCATGTCCACAAAAATTTTCCCGTCTTTTTCATAAGCCCGGAGCGGGTAAGCGCCATGGCCGGGTTTGTCGCAATAGACATTGTTCATTTTAATTTATCCTTTCTTGATTTTAAGTTTTCCGTTCGGACCCATGGTCCAGCCGTCAAAAGTGACGGTGCCGGATAGTTTGATAGCCGGGTAGACATCAAGAGGATGCGCTAAAGTTTCCAGCCTATCATTTTTGATGATTAATAAATGACCGTGAGTCCCACTGATGATATATTTTCCCCCTTTGTAGGTGATATACTGTCCCAGGCTGAAATGGGTGCCGTACTTGGCGTTTAAATCATCAACCAAAGCGGACTTTCTCCGTTTGTTGTACTCCACCATCCAGAGCCGTTTTTTCTCTCTTTCTTCCGGGCTCATTTTCCGAGTTCCTTTCTTTTGTAGGTTTCAACGGTTTTTGTTTGATAATCACAAAAGCCCTCCTGGTTGAGGTAGCAGCGGCCAAACTGGGCCAGGGCAAAAGCGTCCGCCTCGTTATTATTGCTCATATCCGCCGCCCAATGCTGAAAAACGCGTTTGAGCATCAAATCCTTTTCCGCATTGCCCTTCCCCGTTGCAAATTTCTTATTGGTGGCAGGTGCAACAACGATGAAAGGTATTCCCATGTCCAGGAGCAGGAGGCGAATAACGCCGCCCAATTCCGCCAGCCCGGCCATGCCATGGGAAGATCCATAGGAATACCCCTCAATAACAGCAAGGGAAGGCTGTGTTTGGTTGATGATGTCCAGCACCGCATTGCGGATTTCAGAGAGACGTTTAACGCTCCTGTTCCTGGATTTGATGACGCCCCATTTAGGAGAACCATCCCACACCAGCGCCCAGCCTGTAGCGGTGAGCGACAGATCAAGGCCTAAGATGCGCTTGCTCATTATGCAGCCCTCCCTTCTACAACCGGACGGATTTGAGGCATGATGCGCTTATAAACGTCTGCGTAATAAATGATAAACCGTTCAAGGGCATCTTGTAGCGTGTCGGTATAGCTGTCTCTCTCCACCCGTAAAATCAGGGGCTTGAGACGCCGGCAGTAGCTCATGAAGTACCAGTAGGGCAATCCAGTCACAATCATGGAACCGTGTACCTGCGCCTTGTATTGGACGGGTAATACGCCGTCCAGCAGGTATTCCGCGTGATTTTTTGCAAGAGGGCATTTCAGCTCCACACCCGTCGCGTACTGCCCATTGATCTTGATCATGCCGTCAGGGGAGCAGCCCACCAGTTCATTGTCTTGGACGATAAATCCCACCTGTTCCACTTCCAGCCCCATGATTCGGCTGAATTCTTCCCGCGCTTCCGGTTCCAGTTCTTCCCCGCGGTCCGTGTGGCGGTTTCCTTCCCACTGTATTTCATCAGGACGGATGCGGCTGCAACACATTTCAATGGCAAGTTCTCGCCATTGGGAAGAGTCTTTTCCCGAGGGAGTTAAAACCCGGTGAAAATTGCTGGCTGTCAGACGGCCGGCACGGGCACGGAACCAAGCTTCCGAACGTTGTTCCAAGGAGGGCCAGATTTTCATTTCTCACCTCCTTCCGCTATGCAGGCTTTCCAGGCCTCGTTGACGGCTTGAGCAAAATAGGCAACGCGGCTTTTGTTGGCGGGGTGAGTAAGCTTCTCTCGGGCATCCTTAAGTTTTGCAAAGGCTTCAAAAACGGATTCCTGGAATTGCCTCCATTCTTCTGATTCGCTCTTTGGAGCCGGGAATGTTTCAGGAGCCTGTACCGGTTCCTGGTCAAACGCGGTCATGTTGATGGATGTGAGGGCCGGAGGGACAGGAGGTTTTCCCTGTTCTTCCAATTCCGCTTTTGCCCGTTGAGCTTCTTCCCGTGCCTTTCGGGCCTCTTCCTCCAGTCTGGCGCGTTCTGCGGCGGCTTTGGCAACATCCTGACGGCGACGCAGCTCAGCCTCAACATAGATAGTGGATTTCGTTTCAAGTTCGTCTTCGTCCAACACGAGGTTGCCACCGTACAAATCAATGAATTCACAAATGATTTCACGATTGGTTGTGATGTCTTTGTTTGCTTTTGCCACGGCGGCATCAAGCGCGGCCTCAATGCTTTTAATGGTGCGCTTGTTCTTGATGGATTCCGCCATTGTACCGCCAAATAATTTCTTCCTCAAATGGGGAGCGCATTCCAGGCGGGCAAGGGCGTCATCGATTAGCTTATTGCGGATTTTCTCTTTCTCCCCGGCGATCTTCTTTTCCAGGGTGAGCCGGGCTTGCCGGATTTCTTCACTGGATTCGTCCAGCGCGGCAAAGAATTCATGGAGGCTCTCGGCATCCTTCAAGGCTTTTTCCTTGGCAGCCTTAACGGTATCTTCCGCGCCCTTGAGCATTTTGACGTTTTGTTCAGCCAATCCGAATTCTTCATCGGTTTCAGGAGTGAGACTGATACTGTCCAGGACGGTTTTGACCGAGGCGCGGAATTCGTCAAGATTGGAAGAGAGTACTTCGCCTTTGGCGCTCACATTCAGGGGGATGATTTGAAGTTGTTCGCTCATGCGTTTAAAGGAGGTTTGGAGTGGAGGGGTCGGAGGCTGGGGCCGGTTTCGGCGTCGGGTTCAGGTCTTGACGGTCGAGCGGATAGTCATCTATGCCGGGGTCATCTTCCGATACAATTTCGCCGTCAATGACAACGCCGTCGTCGATTTTGACGACACGCCCCGTTTCCGCGGCATGGGAGACTTCAATGGCATTTGCCACTTCCACACTTTTCGGCATGTATTTGAGAACTTGCAGCAGAACCACCTTGCGGGCGTACATTTCTCGGTTTTTGTAGGAGTAATGCTTTTCTCCGACCTCGTTGTGTGCGTCTCTGTGGCGCCAGATGCGTTCCATGGGCCATGCCTCAATGACAGGGGTTTCCGCTCCGTTAACCCGGGCGCAGGCATAGGCCCATGTCATTTTGTCCTCATCCCCGTAGTTGATGCCGGGGATGTGGCGGAGGATAGGATAGGCTCCAAGCTCAAATTGGAACTGGTCGCCCTCGTAAACTACCCCCGTCCAGGCGGTAGCCCTGCCCGTGTTGTTGAGCAGTCCTACAAGGCCCTGCCAGCCGGGAACAAAGGTGCACTTACCTTTGTAGGGGATAAGATATCCCTGCCCGCCTACTCCCGGCTCAAGCCCAAGCTGGGAGGCAATGAGCAAGCTGGAAAAGATACTTACAGCGGAACACCGCTGCAAGGCTGGGTTTTGTGAAAAGCAAGTTACCGCGAGACGAATCATACGGTCCGGGTTGAGATGGGCCGGCAGAGCGGCGGCAATGGAGGTTTTTGACCTGGTTAAAAAGCCAGCAAGCTCTTTCGGGGTTGACAGGGTAAGGGCCTGTTGTCCTTGCCTGTATTCATATTTTGGTTTATAAGGTTTTTCGTTATTCATATTCGTTCATGTTGTGTTTAACAGGCCGGGTTCAGTTGCCGCTGACCCGGCTATTTTTTCTGATTTGTTTTAGTACTTCCTGATAGATGCGATTCTTTTCGTCGCAAAGCTCTTCAGCTTTCTTTTTAGCTTCGTCTCTGCTTACTCCGTTGCCGTTTCTTAAAGAAATGGAATAGACTAATAAATCTCTTTCAATACCTTTACGGATGACATTAAAACTAATTTCTGTTTCTTCAATATAATAGAGATTATTCTTCTCAATTTCTTCTACTGGTTTAATCAAGACCAATCTTGAGAAAGACACAAGCCCTTCTCCGGTCGGGTCAATACTTTTGTCTATTTTAATGAGTACCAGTCCCTCGTCATCTTCATCTTCCAGAACTTCATATTCTATTTCTTCGGGAAGCATGCCTTCCCATTTCCTCCCCTTGTAATCAGGCTTGACGATATCGCCCTTTCGGAATTTCCTCTTCGGGTCGTATTGATTAAAATCTCGTTCAAGTAAGTCAATGCCGATGTAGAATTCCTTCCCGTTTTCCAACTTAATCAATACGGCTTTTTTATCGTTTGATATATCAACGATTTCTCCCCCGAGGTGTACTTTAGTTCCAACAGTGCAATCTTTAAATTTCATTTTATTTATTTAGTTAATCAGTTAAAAAATGTTTTTGAGCAGGAGGAAAATTAAGAAGAGGATTGTTCCTCCGGCAGTAACCAGTCCACACCAGAAAATCAGGTAAGCGAGGATTTTGGTAATCCGGGGCCCTGATTGGGCGGCTTGGGTATAGTTCCAGCAACGTTCCGCTTCGTCAGGGATGCCGTTGAGGCGTTCCCTGGCGCATAACTGGCACAGAAAGCGCGCGGTGAAGACGCCGTCCTGATGGTCTCCTACCAGGGACATCCATGATGTCGAGGCTTTCAGCGGTGCTGCGCACATGTAGCAGCGCGCCGTCTTGGCGGGGTGCGGGTTGTTGGTGAGCGTTTCCACCATCCCCTTGAAGGGGCCCCGGTCAATGATGTGTTGATGTGTGGTCATTTTCTTTTGTTAGTTAAGTATTTTTCCACGTCTTCCATGTTATAAAGGGTTCCTTTTCCGACTCCTTCCAGCCTTCTTACATTCTTCCCCGCCCGTGCCAGAATGTTGTCCATCTGCCGGGATGAAATGTCATAATAAGTGGCTAAGGTGGAGCTTTTAGCGTATTTCTTTTCGATTGCTCCGAAAATGGAAACGGAAGACGATTCAGGCGTAGAAGGAACAGGCGTGGTTGCCAGCTCCCGCAATACTCCGGCCAGCGTTTCCAGCGCGGTCGCAAGGGTGGTCATGGTTGTGTCGTTTTCGCTCATGTTCGTTCTTCTGAATTGGCCGCCCGGACGGGTTTCCCCGCGCCTGCCAGACCGTATTACTCTATATACCTATTGATGTTTTGGTTTTGGTTTTAGGCCCCACCTGGGCCGGGCGATTGGTTAAAAGTCAGTTAGTCGTCATAGTGTCCGTCCGGGTTGTAGCATTGGGGAGCGTGGTCAAAATCCCACTCGTCGATTGCCTGCTCTATCTGCTCCAGGAGTCCAACCGCGACACCGTAGGAAATAGGTTCTCCGTCCACCCGGATGCACCGGTCTTCTTCGTCGTATTCAATAATCATTGTTTTCGGAGGGTTGAGATTTATTCACCAAGTCGGAAAACTCGTCTACTGGCTCGCAGGGCAATAATGCGCCGGGTTTACATTCAAGGCTCAACCCTAACAGACGCCGGGCTATGTAAATATGCCCTGCGTATTTCGCTCGGAGAATTTTATCTTCGGAGTCGCCAGAGATGTAATAAGGAGAGGTGTCCTCGTGAGTTTCGACTTTAAGAATTTTATCCAGCTCAATGAGCAGATCGACGATGCTTTTACCCTTTTCCATGATTAGTTCAATTTCTGTTGATTGTTTTTCTGCGAGATCCAATAAACCGTTTTTAATTATTACTTCCGGGTATTTCTTATTCATAATTAGTTTTCCCCTACAATTTGATTTACCATCCAGCTATGGAAAGAAATATCTCCTTTGTTTAACTTAGGTTCGTCTTGATGCCATGTCCACAGACCGCAGCATTCTCCCGGAAAAGCTGGTTCAAGATCATCTGTACTGTACCAAGCGTTATGCCAATCAGGACAAACATGACCTATCGATATCTGATCCCCTTTTATTTTTCCGACCGATCCTAATAGTTTTTTAGTTCTTTTGTGTCTGACAATTTGGCCTGGAAATATCCCGTCAACATTGTTAACCAACGCAAAATGATGCCGATTCCTATAAGGAATTTCTTTTAATTCGTGAGGTAAATCCATTTTCTTTATATTGGTTTATTGTTTAACGTCCATCTAAATTTGATATGATAAGCATCAAAAAAACGATAATGCCGCCCAGAAGAATTAGAAACACGCCATCATTCATAACTCGTTATTATTTCTAACCTTCGTCCTAGTGAGTTTCGATTTTGAGCATTTTGTCCAGCTCAACGAGTAGGCTTACTATTGTTTGTTCTTTAGTCATGATTTTTCGTTGTAAGTAAAACAAATATGCAAAGAGTGATGGAAATGGTGCTTAAAATAATAGTTAGCAAATCTTTCACTTCTTCACCTCCTTCTGTTCGGTTTTCTTCCCAGTCATCCGCTTCAACAGCCAAACTTGACCCTTGGGCGTCAAATACGGAGTTGCTTTACTTTCCGCTCTTCCGCTCGCGTGTTGGATAATCCGGTAGCTGACACGGAAACGACCGGCTTCCACATGTTCCTGTGACGGGACGTTGCGGCGATTGCCAACCTTCCCGAGAATGCCTTCATTGCGAAGCAGCTCAAAAAGACGGTTCTGTCCGATTTCCCTTCCATTCTGCGCAAGGACCTTGGCAAATTCTCCTATCAGCATGCAGCCTTCGGAAACTTCCACGCTCTTTCCGAATTCCGTGTAGGGCGCGTCCTCTTCTATCTTCGCTTCAAGAGACTTCCTCTTGTCCTGTTCATCTTTGAGAGCCTGAAAGACTTTAAGGGCGTTCTCCGGCTTGGAAATCAGTTCAAGAAGTTTCTCGCCTGTGGCGTAAATGCCGTGCTTGCGTATCGTCGGGAGGACTTCTTCAAAAACCCATGCCTCGAATCGCTTTGCTGATTCCAGCTTGGAACCGCAGATTAAACGCATCATGTCCGGTTCGCTGATAACGCGAATCTCCTGTACTCCACCGGAAGTTTGAAGGGGGTAGCGTTTCACGACCCCCTTGCAATGGCGGTTCATTGCGTCGGTTTCATTGGCGTAGCCAAGAGCGGAGCACACGTCTTTACCGACGAACCACGGTTCTTCGTTGATGATGACTGTCCGGACAGAACAGCCAAGCGCGGCATTGTTGAATGGTACTATGTTGTTGTTCATGTTTCTTCTTATTGGGTTCAATGTAAAAGCTATTGCCTATACATCCGTTTAAGACTATCCTCTGGGTTTATGGTTTTTTTCCAATACTTGGCAGAACTGCTTAAATTCGCTTGCAATTATGCAGGCATAATCTTTTCCGCAGCGGCAATTTATCTTTTCGCTCCTCAAAGCCTTCTTGAGGCCCTGCATATCAGCTATTCTTCCCATGATTACCGCGATATTGCGGGATTCGTGTTCCTTATTTCCGGATGCGCCCTGCTGGAAAAGGTTTGGAACACTATCAAAACCTCTCGCTCCAAGGCAGAATCCCGTAAAAAGGTGATCAAGCGTCTCCATGCTCTCACTCCAGAAGAGAAAAATGTTCTGGCTAGATATATCTTTTTCAATACCCGAACACAGAAATTTGATGACAGGGATGGCGTCGTAAATGGTCTGATAGCAGCCGGCATTCTTATTCGTCTTTCCTGGTACGGAAGTATCGTGTCCGGTTTTGACGTCAACATCACCGATGTTGCCTGGGAGTATCTCAAAAATAATCCCAACTTGCTGGAATAAGTAATCCATGATTATCGCTTGGCGGGTTCAGTGTTCTTCGGCTGCGTTTTGTTAGAATTGTTATAATTCTCCAATGCCTCATTTTCTTCTTTCATGCATTCTATGAGATATTGCCTCAAAAAAACTTCTTCCGTTTTTCCTGAAGCTTTGGCTAATCGTCTGACAGTTGCCATGATTGATGGAGGCAAGGAGAAGTCCGGATTAAGAGATGATGATACGTCGATCATGTTTTTTGTAGTGTTGCTTTACGTGGTTAAAAATATGTAATTTCTACATGATTGTCAACAATAATTATGTACTTATTGCATACCCATTCACAATAAAAGGCTTGCAATTATGTAATAAATGCATATCCTTTCCTCATGCCCACCAAAGAAGAGATCAAAGACTGGCTTAAAGGAATTGGAAAAGACCGATTTTGGCTAGCTGATAAATGCGGAGTGGAGAAAGTCTCCGTTGATGGCTGGTTTACTTCCCGAGGGCGCGTTCCCTCTTATGCGCTTTTAGTGATTCAAAATCTTATGAAAAACACTACTGAAGCTTCTACGGTTTCAGAATGTTCCAGTGATGAGAGTCTGCTTTCATCCCTGAATTTCTCTCCAGAAGAAATGGAGATCGTCAGAGGGTTTCAGAAAAACTTTCCCGGTATTGATTTAGAAAGTTATCTTCGAAGTAAAGTAATAGATCTCTGCACCGGACTGGATAAGCAATATAAATATATAGCAGAAAGATCTGAATGCGAGAACGATAAGAAGGAAGATGCAGGGGAATGAATCATTCCCCTTTCTTCATCCCCTTTGAAATGTTCTCCAAGATCCTTTTCGTGGTTCTCCGGCAACCTTCAATAATGCCGAGGCGGAAACAAGTGAACCCGAACAGGACGGCCAGCAAGAAAAATACAAGCATCACACTACCCGACATGGTTGCAACCCTTTCTTGCTGAAAATTTATCTCCTAATGCGCTAATATTTAAGGCGTTACAAATGCTGTCTCTTATACACATCTGACGCTGCCGACGATACTCCTTG